AATATCAGCAAGGACTCAGCTTTGTCCAAGAAAGCACTGAGCGTTTTGCGATCCCGCAAGAAATCCTGACGCGCCAGTTCACGAAGCTGCAAGCCTCTGTACAGGGCGCAGGTGGCAATCTTGATGACACCAAGACTGCCTTCAATGGCATCGTCGCTGCTGTTAGAGCAACAGGTGGATCACTTGCTGATGTAGATGCAGCACTGACAGCTACTGCTCAGGTCTTCAGTAAAGGCAAGGTATCTGCAGAAGAGCTTCGTCAGCAGATCGGTGAGCGTTTGCCTGGTGCATTTACGCTGTTCGCTGAGTCGATGGGGCTTACACCTGCAGAGCTGGATAAGGCTCTAGAGCAGGGCAAGGTCAGCCTGCAAGACTTCCAAGGCTTTGCGGAGGCAATCTTTGATCGCTACGGCAAAAACGCAGAAGCAATTGCAAAGAGCCCGAAGGCTGCTGGTGATCAGTTGCAAGTGCAATTGCAACAACTGCAAGAAAGTGTTGGTCGCTTGCTGCAGCCGATTGGTGCATTTTTCCAAAAGACCTTTGGGGCAATCGTTCGTGACATCACTAGAGCAACGAATGCTCTTGCTCGCTTCTTGAACATGTCGTTTGACCCAGAGAAGCTGGCAAAAGCAGAAGCAGCGGTTGCAAGAGAAACTGCACGTTTGGCACGCCCTGGTTTGACAGGCCCAGACAGAAGACGGGCAGAGAAAAGGCTTCGTGAGGCACGGCAAAATATCGCGACACAAGTACGTTTAAGAGATGCAGGCGCTGTTGATGTACAGCAGCCTGAAGCAGCAGGAGGCTTTTCTCCTCTTGATTTAACAAGTACCGTTGCAGGCAAGAAGAAAGTTGATGCATCAAAAGAGCTTTTGGCTCTCGCGGAAAAACTCAACGCTGCGACATTGAGCGGCAATGAGTTTGCAATGGTCGGCGCACAGCTCGCTTTTGACAAGCAAAAGGTTGAAGAAAGCACTCTATTGCCACGACAAAAAGCAATCAAAATCCTTGATCTAGAAGGCAAGGCAAATCAAAAAATCCTTCGCTTGTTAAGTCGCAAGCCTGAAGTGATAAAAGAGGGAAACAAAGAATTGACAAAAACTCAGGAGCTTGCAAAAAATATTGCCCTGACCTTCCGAAACAATATCGCTCAGGGAATTTCAGACGTGATCCTGAAAGCCAGAACCTTGGGTGATGTGCTCAGCAACGTCCTGAAGATGGCTGCCAATTTGTTTATTCAGTTTGGGGTCAAAAGTTTATTCAGCGCGATTCCTGGCTTTGACAAAATCATCGGCAGCGCAAACGGCAACGTCTTCTATCAAAACAAGGTCGTCCCATTTGCTCGTGGTGGAATTGTCAGTCAGCCAACTATCTTCCCGCTGGCAAATGGCGCGGGTGTGATGGCAGAGCAGGGGCCCGAAGCGATCATGCCGCTGCGTCGTGGCCCTTCAGGTCGTCTTGGTGTTGAGGCAACAGGTGGCGCTGGCGGTAACGTAGTTGTGAACGTTGATGCCTCTGGTTCTGCTGTGCAAGCCGATTCCAATCAAGCTGCTCAACTTGGTAGGGCAATCGGTTCTGCTGTGCAAGCTGAGCTAATCAAGCAGAAGCGTCCTGGTGGTCTGCTGGCAGGTGTCTGATGGCAACATTTAACGACGCGACTGTTGGCACTAGCACGGGCGGTACGACGCCTGACTTTGGTGCTGTTCGCCGCTCTGCTCCAAAGATTCGCAAGGTGCAATACGGTGACGGATTTGAAACCCGCTTGACCTACGGCCTCAATCAAAATCCCCGTGTCTGGCAGTTGAAGTGGACTGCAAAAGACAGCACTGATGCTGATGCCATTGAGGCATTCTTTGATGCACGAGCTGCAGATAATGCTGCGTTTGATTGGACTCCGCTCGATGACACTACTGCTTACAAGTGGGTCGTTGATAGCTGGCAGCGGACACATCGCTATGCCAACGTCAACGAGATCTCTGCAACTTTCCGTCAAGTATTTGAACCGTAATGGCAGTAGCAGCTTGGGCCGCTAGCACTTCTTTCTCTGTCGGTGATATCCGCAGGGCGACGACAGAACAGGCTTCTGGTCTGTGGTTTCGTTGTACTACTGCTGGCACATCTGCAAGTAGTGAACCTAGCTGGCCGACTGATATCGGCAGCACGATTACAGACAACACTTGTGTCTGGACTGCAATCAGCAGCGTCTATGAAGACGTTTCTGCTCTAGCCCCGAGTGCAATCATTGAGCTGTTTGAGCTGCAACTAGACAATACACTTCACGGCAGCACTGATGTTTACCGCTTTCATGCAGGTAGTAATGCTGATGTAACAGGCAACATCGTGTGGAACGGCAATGCTTATACACGCATGCCTGTCGTTGCTGATGGCTTTGAAATGCGCTCTACTGGCTCCCTTCCTCAGCCAACAATCACGATTGCAAACCTCGACGGCAATATGACCACCGTCTTGGCTCTTGTGAATCAGACAACAGCAGGCAACGACCTGACTGGTGCAACTGTCAAACGTATTCGCACCTTGAAGCGTTACATCGACGGTGAGAGCAGCGCCGACCCCAATGCCAAGTTTCCAGATGAGATCTGGAGAATTTCGCGCAAAGCAACAGAGACACGGGACATTGTCACCTTTGAGCTGTCAAGTGCATTTGATTTCGTAGGCCAAAAAATCCCGAAACGTCAGATTATCGCTAACACCTGTCAGTGGATTTATCGCAGTGCTGAATGTGGGTATTCAGGCAGCAACTACTTTGATGTGAATGGCAACTCAGTCAGTAGGTTGGCAGATGATGTATGCGGCAAGCGCATTGCATCATGCAAGCTACGGTTTGGAGAGAACGGACAGTTGCCGTTCGGTTCATTCCCAGGCGCAGGATTGATTCGATGAAGTTGACTGAGTCGCTGCGGCAACAGATCCTTGAGCACGCGACTCATGACTCACCTATTGAATGCTGTGGCCTGATTGCTGTTGTCAAAGGTCGCAGGCGTTACTTCTGGTGTCAAAACATTGCCGTGACACCTGAGGAGCATTTTGTGCTTGATGGTTGGGACGAGGTTGAGGAAAAAGGCGAGATTGTTGCCATTGTGCATAGCCATCCAAAAACCAATCCAGCTCCTTCTGCTGCGGATCGTGTGGCTTGTGAAAAGTCAGGTTTGCCGTGGTTCATTGTCAACCCAAACACAAGAGAGTGGGGATATTGCGAGCCAGAAGGCTTCGAGCTGCCTTATGTAGGACGTGAGTTTGTGCATGGCGTGGTTGATTGCTATGCACTTTGTCGTGACTGGTATCAAAGGGAATGGGGTTTGCAACTCAAGGACTACCCACGCCGCGATAACTGGTGGCATCAGGGGCAAAACCTGTACCTAGAAAATTTTCAGAAGGAGGGGTTCCACAAGATTCCCATTGAGGAGCTGCAGCGTGGTGATGCCTTGTTGATGAATCTGCAGTCACCTGTACCGAATCATGCGGCGATTTATTTGGGTGAGCAGCAGATTCTGCATCATGTACAAGGCAGGCTCAGCAGTCGTGATGTCTACTTTGCTGACGGGGGGTACTATGGCAAAAGTACAGCCTGTGCTTTGAGGCATGAAGACCATCAAAGTTTACGGGGAGCTGCGTAAACGACTTGGTCAATGTCGTTTTGAATTTGATGTGGCGACTCCTGCGCAAGCAGTAAAAGCTTTGTGCGTTAATTTCCCTGGTCTCGATAAGTGGCTAGTTGACAGCGAGCAGGACGGTATCGGTTATCGGGTCAAGATTGGCAAAGAGAAGGTGACGCCTACAAGCACTGATCTGCTTGCAATGCCTTGGAGTGAACGAGAGGTATTTAGCATCACCCCTGTTGTGGCTGGTGCTGGTGGCAATACTTTCAATTTCATTTTTGGGAGCCTTTTGATCGGCGCATCGTTTTTCTTTCCAGGCGCTGGCTTGTTCGGAACAACAAGTTTTTTGGGTGCTTCTGCTGGAACTGGCATCGGGACAGCTATTGGTAGTGGCCTGAGTGCTATCGGTGCTGGCTTAGTGCTTGGTGGTGTTGCTGACATCATTTCGCCAATGGCACCTCCTGGGCTCGAGTCCAGCAGAGAAGCTGCCAAGATGCAAAACATGAGTTTTAGCGGCGTTGTGAATACAGCTCGCCAAGGGCTACCTGTTCCCATAGCCTATGGGCGTGTCTTTGTTGGATCAGCAGTAATTAGCAGCGGCTTTGATGTTGATCACACTCCTTCAACAGCACCGCTAGATCCAATTAACGTGTTCCTTCAAAACAAAGCAGAATAATGCTCGACCGAATCAGAATTGAAGGCGCTGGTGGCGGCGGCGGCGGCAAAGGTGGTGGTCGTTCATCACGTACGCCGATTGAAGCTGATGACACTTTGCAGTCAGAACAGTTTGCCAATGTTCTCGATTTGCTCTGTGAAGGCGAGATACAAGGATTAGATGATGGTGGCAAGAGTATTTTTCTTGATGGCACACCTGTTCAAAACGCTGACGATAGTTTTAATTTTCAGAATTTTGCAATTGTAATTAGAAATGGTACGCAAAGTCAATCATATATCCGTGCCCCATTAGGCGCTGGCAACATTGAGTCAGAGCAAACTGTTGGAGTTCAAGTTGAAAATGGCAATCCAATTACACGTCAAATCACTAATACCGATATTGATCGTGCAAGAGTCACAATCAACGTACCTGCGCTTCAAAAAGTCAATAACGAAGGCGATATTCTTGGACATTCTGTGTCTCTGCGTATTGACATTCAGTACAACGCGGGTGGATTTAACACCTATTTAACTGACACGATTAGAGGCAAAAGCAGCAGCTTGTATCAAAGGGATTACATCATTAATTTCGATGGTGCGTTTCCTATTGATATTCGCGTTATTAGAACAAGCGCTAACGAAAGCAGCAATAGAAGATTAAGCGACATTTTCTGGAGTTCTTATACAGAAATACAAGACGAGAAGTTGCGCTATCCCAACAGTGCATTGATGGGCATGCGCTTTAGCGCAAAGCAGTTCAGCAGTGTACCTACCCGTAAGTATTTGATTCGCGGGATGAAGGTAAAGATTCCAAGCAATGCAACTGTAGATACGACAACACATCTTGGAAGAATTACCTATTCAGGAACTTGGGATGGTACTTTTCAAGCTGCTACTTGGACAAATGACCCTGCATGGTGCTTGTACGATTTGCTGATTGATCAGCGTCGTTATGGGGTTGGGGTAGACGAGAGCATGCTTGATAAGTTTGACTTTTTCGCTATAAGCAAATATTGCAAACAGCTTGTAGATGACGGCAAAGGCGGTCAGGAGCCGCGATTTAGTCTCAACATCCTTATTAACAGCAGAGACGAGATCTATAACGTCATTCAACAACTAACAAGCGTCTTCCGTGGCATTGCCTACTACGGAGCAGGATCGCTTGTCCTGAGGCAAGACAAGCCTACAGATGCGCAGTATTTGCTTGGCCCTGCCAATGTCGTTGATGGCCTGTTCACTTACACAGGCACAGCAGACAAGACAAGGCACACTTGCGCAACTGTTGGGTGGCAGAGTTACGAAAACCTCGGCGAGGTTGAATACGAATACGTTGAGGATGCTGAGGCAGTAGCCAAGTACGGCATTATCAATAAAGACATCCGTGCTATTGGCTGTTATTCACAAGGTCAAGCGCACAGGCTCGGCAAATGGACGTTGTTGAGCGAGAAAAATCTTACCGAAACCTGTTCCTTCGCTGTTGCAATTGACAGTGGCATTGTGATCACGCCAGGCATGGTTGTGGACATTGCTGATCCATTGCGTGCAGGTACAAGGCGCAGTGGTCGAGTCAATTCTGCGACTACAACTGTTATCACAGTTGACAGTGACACCGATTTGTCAGTCAATTTGTCTAATTCACCGACTATCTCGGTGATGATGCCGACTGGCTTGGTTGAGACAAAGACAATCAGTAGCATTTCAGGGACTGCAATCACTGTCTCAACAGCGTTTAGTCAAGTACCAAATGCTTCTGCTGTTTGGTTGATACAGACAAGCGATATTCAGTCACAGCAATTTCGTGTTGTCTCTGTTTCTGACAACAACGACGGCACTGTGGGTGTTACTGCACTCGCATACAACGAGTCAATCTACAACGCTGTTGAGCAGGATGTTGAGCTTACTGCAAGAGACATCACAAATATGTCAGCCATCCCTGCAGCTCCAGAGGGGCTCAACGGTACTGAATTTCTGTATCAAGAAGGTCAAACAGTTCACACAGGTTTTGACTTGAGCTGGAGCCATGGCCGTTTAAACGTCAATGAGTTTGAGGTCAAGTACAAGATTGATGATGACAACTTTCAACAAATAACAACTGCCACACCATCAATTACTTTGCGTGCTCTGCGGGCAGGGGAGTTAGAAGTCCAAATTATTGCCAAAAACTACCTTGGCAAACAAAGCACAACTGCAACAGCAACTTTCACGCTTGTTGGAAAGACAGCAGTTCCTGGTGATGTACAAAACCTGTCAATTGAACCGATTAGCGCCAACAGCGCTCGTCTGCGTTGGGATCAGACTGTTGATCTTGATGTAAGGGTGAATGGCCTTGTTCACATAAAGCACAACAACCGCACTGACGGTGCAGCGACTTGGCCTAACTCTGTTGACTTAATACCTGCTGTTGCAGGTAACTCAACCGAGGCCATTGTCCCTCTAGTAGCTGGTGAGATATTTGCAAAATTTGAGGACGATCTAGGCAACAAGAGCGCTAACGCCACCAGCGTGATCATGCAGTTTCCAGATACTCTGGGGCGTTTGATAGTTCAGGCTCGTCGTGAAGATCAAGATGTTCCACCATTCCAAGGCAATAAGACCGATTGTTTCTACGACGAGGACCTAGATGCGCTGATCATTGACGGTGACGAAACCCTCAATCAGGTATTGGATTTTGACCTTGACATTAACTCCTTCGACACGCTTGGCGATATTCTGTCTTCTGCTGAATACGAATTTGTTAATACTCTTGATCTCGGCGCACGATTCTCATTAGATTTGCAGCGGCGCTTTGTTACACGGGCGTTTTTCCCAAATGCTTTGATTGACTCTCGCAGAGCATTAATCAACACTTGGAACGATTTTGATGGTGATGAAGCTGACGCAGTGAACGCTCAGTTGTACTTCAGGAGTACCAATGACGATCCATCAGGTTCTCCAACCTACGGTGCATGGCGTAGGTTTGTCTCTGGAACGTTTGAGGCTAGGGCGTTTCAGTTCAAAGCAGAACTAGAAAGCTCTGATATTGCTCAGAACATCCTGATTGATGAGCTGGGTTATGAGGCAACGTTCCAGCGCAGGCAAGAAAACAGCAACGCTGTCATTGCCTCAGGCACCAGTACTAAGAGCGTGACATTCGAGAAGCCGTTCTTCACAGGCTCAGCAGCATTGGGTGGTACTAACGCTTACTTGCCGAGCGTTGCAGTCACGGTTCAAAACCTTGGCAACGGTGAGCGGCTAAACGTCAGCAATGTCAGTGCCACTGGTTTTGACGTGGACATCCTGGACGGCAGTAACGCCAATGTTGACAGGAACTTCACCTATGCGGCTGTGGGCTATGGCAGGGCGGTTTAACATAGAAGCAATGTTGTCTAAAACAGGCTGAGGCATGGCTACTCACGATTATGTGATTGCTAATGGAACGGGCGCGGCAGTCCGTGCTGACTTGAACGATGCCCTAGCTGCAATTGTCAGCAACAACAGCAGCAGCTCTGCGCCATCAACGACTTATGCGTACCAATGGTGGGCTGATACGAACACCAATACACTCAAGATCAGGAATAGCGCCAACAACGCATGGATCACGCTGCGTGAGCTTGACGGCACGATACTGCTGGAGAACGGCAGTGCCGCCTCTCCAGGACTAAGTTTCGCCTCGGACACGGGCACTGGAATTTTTAGATCAAGTACAAACAAAATTAATTTTGCTACTAATGGTGTAGAGCGGCTAGAGCTTGCCAACACCACAACTGTGTTTAACGAGGGTGGAAATGATATAAATCTCCGCGTCGAGACAAGTGGCAATGCAAATATGCTGTTTGTTGATGGAGGAGAGGATCGCGTCGGTATAGGTACTGATTCCCCTGGAGAAAGGCTTGAGGTTCAGTCTGCAAGCAATACAACTATTCGCATCGACAACGCAGACGATTCAACTGCAAAAGTTCTTTTCCACAACACAGGCAGTGCAGATCGTCAGATTGCCGTGACCAGCGGCGCAATGACTTTTGGAGGAACTACTACAGAGTTCGCAAGAATCGATGGTGACGGGCGGTTGATGTTGGGCCATACAGCACAACTCAGTGCGCCTATTAGTCAACACATTGGAGTCGCGACTACAACTGGCACAGGAATTAGCAATCTACGTTTCACCAATAACGCCAGCCCACCGTATTTTCAACTTGGCAAATCCCGTGGCGCGAGCGTTGGCAATTATACGAGTGTTAACAATGGCGACGAGCTTGGACGAATTCTGTTTGTTGGTGCTGATGGCACAGACATGCAGTCTCAGGCTGGATCTATTGGTTGCTTCGTAGACGGCACACCTGGCTCAAACATTATGCCAGGAAGGCTTGTTCTGGCGACCACACCAAGCGGTCAGAACACCCCGTCAGAGCGGATGCGCATCGACTCATCGGGCAATGTTTTAATCGGAACTACGAGCACCACAGTTGCGGCATTATCTTCTGCAGGCTCTGGACATAGAGTCACTCAAAGCGGCATTATTCTGCAGGTTGCAAGTAACGCTCAACAAGCTGCTGCTTTCAATAGGACAAATTCTGACGGCGCTGTTATTGGTATCCGTCATGCTGGAACCGAGGAAGGAACAATCTCTGTTTCTGGCAGCACTGTCTCTTATAACGGTGCCCACCTTTCCCGTTGGTCACAGCTTGCAGGCGGTGCAGAACGCATAGAGATCTTGCGTGGCTCTGTACTGAGCAACCTTGATGAGATGTGCGAATGGGGCGAAGAAGACAACGAACAGCTAAACCGCATGAAGGTCAGCGATGTTGAGGGCGACCAAAATGTGGCTGGCGTGTTCCAAGCTTGGGACGATGACGATCAAACTTACACCAACGACTTCTACTGCGCGATGACGGGTGACTTTGTGATTCGCATTGCACAGGGCACAACTGTTGCACGCGGTGATCTGCTCATGTCTGCGGGTGATGGAACGGCAAAACCACAGGATGATGACATCGTGCGTTCTAAAACGATTGCCAAGGTGACTAGCACAACGGTTTCTACTACTTACACAGACGGCAGCTATTGCGTACCTTGTGTGCTGATGGCTTGCTGATCGGCTTAAACTTTCTCTGACTTCACTCCATCATGGCAAACACCTTCGTTTGGAAGATCGCAAGCCTCGACAGAAATCTGTCGGATAATTTTGCGCACACGGCTCACTACACGGTGACCGCAATCAGCAATCAGGTTGATGCTGAAGGCGAAGCTTACAACTCAGGTGCTTACGGCACCGTTGGCCTAGATCGTCCTGACACATTGGCTGATTTTGAAGATCTGACTGAGGCTGACATCGTGGCTGCTGTGCAGGCCAAACTTGGTGGCGCTGAAAAAGTCACTGAGATCCAGAATGCACTGGCTGCACGCATCACTGAGCAGATCAATCCAAGCCAGGCATCTGGCACACCTTCTGGCTGGTGATGTCAGCTAGTCGGTTGATGTTGTGCTTTTGGTTGGTCATTGCCTCTTGGTTGATGGCAATCGTGAGCACCGCTCATATCATGTATGGCGCTGGCTACTCACAGGCACAGCGTGATTTTCCTGCACAACAGCAATGCAACGCCCTGACCCAATGATCCCCTGCAAGCCAGGGGCAGAAGATGTTGTGGCTATGGGCAATCGGGTCGCATGGCTCAATTGCTTGTATCTGCATGATGAAAGGGACAAGCGAGAGCATCCCTTGCATGGCAAGTACACAGGTCTTGTCAAGAAATATCAGCAGTTCATCGGCTGATGGCGAAACCTAAGTCTTTCACTGTCACCAACTTTATTGAGGGCAAACCTAAAAGAACTCGTCAGGGTTCAGGACGCCATTCTCTTCCTAAAAAGGGTAAAAAGCGTTATAGAGGTCAAGGCCGATAAATGGACGCTGCCACTCTTAACAACTGGCGCTTGATTAAGGAGATGTTAGAACGTCAGGGGAAGACTGACTGCCTCTTCTATAAGCGTGCCATTGCAATTCTTGCTGGTAGGCAAGATCCCCTATAGGGTGGCAGCGGTTTTCCTTTTTTCAAATGTTTAAGCCTCTTGCTTTGGCAAGTGCTATTGCACTAGCTGGCGCTCCTGCCATGGCTGAAGGCCTCAACGGCCTTTATGTGAATCCAGAATATAACGCTGGTTTTTCTGGGTCAAAGTTTGCGGGAAGTTCGCTAGAGCTGCACGTTGGCTACGAAGAAGGCCCTTGGTACATCCAAGCAGGTCCTGCGCTGGCTAATGACGGCAGCGATTCTGAGTGGGGCATGTCAGCTAAGACTGGCCTTTCTGCAGCAGTCAGCGAAAAAGCTGATCTTTACACCGAAGTCAGCTACGCCAAGTTCAAGGACAGCGATGCTGGTTACGGAATTAAGCTAGGGTCTAAGTATCGCTTTTGAGGTGGAAAAGGCACTTAATTACGTCTACTACTTCTTTCATGTAGTCGTCATTCCTTGCCTACAACCCTCTTACTGGCGGTATTGTTTCCCGCCAAGTTGGATCGTTCCTTACATCTATGACCTGCGTGATTACTACATGCAGCCTCCATACATTAAGGAGCGTGAATACTTGTCAGGAGCTGACTAGCCTCATAGAAGCCCTCTCTTCCTCACACGGAGAGGGCTTTTTTTATGCAAATCAGACTGTGTCGTGCCAGTACTCCCATTTTGCGGGTCGCATTGGAACAGGAAGCGTGATTCCATAGAAGTATGGACGCCACCCCATCTTTTCTACCTCCAGCTCTGAACCTACCCACTGCACCTGCACTTCCACCCAGGATGCGCCTTCAGGTTCCCAGTGCTGAAGTTCCTTCGTATCGACCT